TTGCCTAAAACTATTCTTCATAGCGGGCGATAACTCATGGCGTTACCTACCTATCTTGTTGAAATACAGTTTGGTTCTAGTAGTTATGTTGATGTTTCAGCGTATGTGCAAAGCATCTCTAGTAATCGTGGTATTTCTAGGGCGTTAGATGATTTTAGTGCTGGCACACTATCTATAACTTTTGTAAATAATGCTCGAGTATTTGACCCGCTAAATACTAGCTCTATTCTTTACTACACTACTGGCGGTTATACCATGGTTCAGCCTGGTGGTAAAATTCGTGTTACCGCAAACAGCATTAGAAGATTTACAGGATATATTCAGTCGTGGGATTTTACTTTTGATGAAGCTGGTTTAGATGGTAAAGCTACTGTTTCTGCTTTAGATCAGATGTTCAATGTGTCTAACGCCAAATTTAGTGCTGGGCGTGAAGGTTCAGTTCAAGATACTGGTTTGAGAATCTTTGATGTTATGGACAAAAATAATATGAGTAGTTTTATGCAGCGTAGTCAATTTAAGACTATTGTTGGCGATGATTCTCACGCTGAGGGCGATAATGTTTTGACTTATCTGCAAAATGTGGCACGCTCAGAGCCTGGCGATTTGTATGGTGATGCTTCAGGAAACCTAAATTTCAAGGATCGCAGTTTTAGCAATCTTTCGTGGACTAACACTACCCGCAATAATCTGATGGTTTGGCCTAGGTTAGCTACTTCGACTCTTCCTACTTGGGATGGTAAAGATTCTTATGCGCCTTATGGTTCTGATGGCTGGATGATGGGTGGTCGCGGTTCAGCAGTTTCACCAAAGTTTGGTTCAGCAACACCTAATTTTGCTTCAATAAACCCTTACTTTAATCGTTATGAAATGTATTTTTGGGAAATAAATCCATACAAATATAATCCGACATATAACACTTCGGCCTACGACTACACTTTTTCTTGCTGGTTGAAAGGTAGTGCTTTATTGAGTGCTCAGGGTGGTATTGACTGGAATGTTGATTTGCTAGACATTTATGGCAACATTTTACAAACTAACACTTTCACTAACGCTACTGCTGCCACTTCAACGACTTACAAACAATTTACTGTGTCTAACACTTATACCGGTGGTAGTGCTTTTGTTGGTTTGAGTGTTCGTTTTAAATCTGGTGGTGTTGGAACTCAAAACTATTTTTATGGTGATGGCTGGCAGTTTGAAAATGCGACTGCTTTACCAAACTATTTTGATGGCACATATAATCCTTATACTTCTTCTTCAACGCCTTATGTATCTGGTTCAACTGTTAATAGTGTTGCTTGGTCGGGCACTGTTTATGCTTCTTTTTCTGGTTTAGTTTCAAGTGTTGCTACCGCTATTGCAGCTCCAACAATCTATACTTTTGCTGACCAAAACTCTCAAGGCACAGCTTATGGTAATGGCACAGGTATTCCTTTTACTGATTTGACTGTCGTTTATGGTGGCGATCAGTTGTATAACAGTATTTCGGTTGTTGGGGTGAACGCTACTGCTACTGCTAAAGATACTGCTCTTATAGCTCGTTATGGTTTGCGTGACTATACTCAAACAGATAATTTGACTACTTCTGAAACGCAACCGCAAACTATTGCTAACGGCTATTTAAGTGCTTTCAAATATCCTGAATATCGTGCGCGCGAGATTACTGTCGCTATCGAGTCTTTGTCTAGCGCAGACCAGAATAGGGTTTTGGGGGTTGAGTTGCGTGATGTTGTTAGAGTCTGTTTTCAACCTTCAGGCACAGGTGCGGTGGTGGATAAATATTATGAAGTTTTGGCTATAAATAGTGATGCTGACCCTGAACGCCATCATATTACTTTTAGTCTTTCTTCTCTTGAAAATATTGCTTCCTTCTAGGGATAGTAAACTAGGGTTTTAGGAGAATATTGATGACTGAGCCGAAGCCTAATAATCAGAGTTTGTTGTTGCAGATTATTCGCGATATCGAAATTTTGAAGGCTAATAGTATTCAGATTCTTGATGCTTCACGCGATCACGAAACAAGGATTAGGGAACTTGAGAAGCAAAGCAATCGTTCGGCTTGGATTCCTGCTTTGATTACTGCTGTTGTTACTGCTGTTTTGGTTACTGTTATTAGGCAAGGTTTTGGTTTTTAGAAAGATGGTAAAGCGATGATTAACCCTGGCACATACAATTTTAACCTTTATCAGGGCGCAGATTGGGATAGAACTTTTACTATCACTCAGTCAGGCACAGCTCTAAATTTGACTGGATATACTGCTCGTATGCAGGTTCGTGAAGCTGCCGATTCAACTGCCTACCTATTGAATTTGACTTCTGGTTCGGGTATTACTTTGGGTGGCACTGCTGGCAGTGTTGCTGTCGCTATTACTTCGGCTCAATCTTCTGCTATTGATGCAGGTTCTTATGCTTACGATCTTGAACTTATTGCCGGTGCAGGTTCTATAACACGCCTATTGCAGGGTGCAGTGAATGTTTCGGGGAATGTTACTAGATGAGTGATGTAGTTGTTTCTGTAACTGAATCTACTACTGCTGTAACTGTTAGTGAGCAGAGCGTTGCTGTTGCTATAACTGAGAACCCTGTTACTGTTTCTGCTTCTACTGTTGGCTTACAAGGCATACCAGGTGCGACAGGTGCGACAGGTGCTACAGGTGCAACAGGCGCTCAAGGTATTCAGGGTATTCAGGGTATTCAGGGAACAGCAGGAACGAATGGTAGTGCCGCCACAATTACCGTAGGCACAGCGACCAGCCTTGCTTCTACTGCTCTTCCGACTGTAACAAACACCGGAACAACATCAGCAGCGATATTCAATTTTGGTATTCCTTCAGGCTCAGCAGGTTCTAACGGAACTAACGGAACTAACGGAACTTCAGCAACTATCACAGCAGGCACAACAACAGTTTTGGCTTCTACTGCTCTGCCTACTGTAACTAATACAGGCACAAGTTCAGCAGCAATCTTTAACTTTGGTATTCCCGCAGGCTCAGCAGGCTCTAATGGAACAAACGGAACAAGCGGTATTTCAGGTGTTATCAGTGTTGTTGCGCCAATAACAAACACAGGAACATCAAGCTCAGCAATCTTAGGTTTAGATCAGACTGCACTTAGTATTCTGCGCAGTCAAGTATCGGATTTCACTTCAGGAACTGTCGCTCAAGCCACTAATGCTTCTACTGCGGTTTATGCAACTACTTCAGGCACAGCTACTTATGCCACAACATCGGGAACTGCTGTAAGCATTTCGGGAAGCATAACTAAAAGTCAAGTTTCAGATTTTACTTCAGGAACAGTTGCTTCGGCAACAATCGCAGGCACAGCAACTTATGCAACAACTTCGGGCACAAGCGTTTCAATCTCAGGTTCTATAACTAAATCTCAAGTTAGCGACTTTACTTCAGGCACTGTCGCTCAAGCCACAAATGCTTCAACTGCCGCTATTCTTACCACTTCTGGAACTATCACTATGAGTGGCACTGTGGGTTCTTTTATTGTTCGTGGAACTGCTGGAACTTCAGGGCAAGTATTGATTTCTAATGGTGGTGGACTTGCGCCTTCTTGGAGTACTTTAAGTGTTGGTAGCGCTCTAACTGCTGGAACTGCTTTTTACGCTACAACATCAGGAACAGCTAGTTACGCTACAACTGCTGGAACTGCTAGTTATGCCACAACATCAGGAACAGCTAGTTATGCTACTACTTCTGGTACAGCTACTTATGCGACAACATCGGGCACAAGCGTTTCAATTTCTGGCTCTATAACCAAGTCTCAAGTTTCTGATTTTACTTCGGGAACTGCAACAACAATTTCAGGTTCTATTACTGAATCTCAAGTAACGAATCTTGTAACTGATTTGGCTGCTAAAGCATCTTTAACTTATGTTTACACAAATACTGCGGATAAAAATAATTCATTTCCTACTGTCAATACTGCTATTAGCGTTTTTGGTGGAACAGCAACACCTACCTTTGGTTTCACTGTTTCTGCTGATACAACTTATGAATACGAATTTTATGGATATCTACAACAAACAGGTGCTTTATCTACACAAACTCCTACTTGGTCTATTGGATCTACTGCTGTAACACTTTCCCCTGTAATTGCTCATGTAACAGATTTTGGTTTTACATCAAACACAACTGGTTTGACTATTGCTTCTACCTTATCTAAAGCTAGAACTACATCAACTTTTGCCATGACCGCTATTACAGCTGCGAACGTTAACAGATACTACAATGTTGTTGCTAAAGGCACTATCAGGATTACTGGCACAGGCACAGCAAAGATTTATCCTGCACTTTCGGCAACAGTTAGTGCAGACAATGTTTGGTCTTGGTCTGCTGGAACATTATTTAAACTTACCTATGTGGGTAATGGAACTGCTACTGCGATTGGAACATGGTCATAATGGATGAAATAAAAGAATTACTTCAGAATTGGGTTGAAGATGGTTGTTCTAATCCTGGTGCGTTGCTGCTAGCTCACGCGGCGATTGTAAAACTTGTTGATCGGGTTGAAACTCTTGAAGCACAAGTTGCTGCGCTGTCTAATAACTAATTTTCTATAACAGCCGATAATCTAAAATTGTGGTATGACCGCAATCTATATTGAACCTTTTAAAGCTACTCTTCGTGGAGATGAGTTTGGCAATCTAGCACCATACCGCAACGGAAGGCCACATCGCGGGCAAGACTGGCATCCTGCTGAGAAATCTCCTATTCACGCTATTACTGATGGCACAGTGTTTATCAATGAGTGGTCTAATGTCTTAGGCTGGTTTGTTGTTCATTCTGCTAAAGATGGAATGTTTGTGCTTTACGCTCACCTGGCTAAACAATCTGACCTGAAGAAGGATGAAAAAGTTGTTGGCGGTAAGACTGTTATCGGCCTTGTTGGGGGTGGCAAGAATACGCCTAGCGGTTCAGCTTCGACCGGTGCTCATCTTCACCTATCTATTGGTAAAGCTAATAAGTCTTGGAGTAATCCTGCCATTCATTTGGCTGCCTATGAATCATTAGTTGATCCGCTAAAACACATTCTAGAAAATAAGGGGTAAGTATGAAATCGTTGGGAAATGTTTTACTT